CATCAGCCCGGAATGAGGCCAGCTCGGATTGGGCGAGTGCCCCGATGAGCTCCCATGCTTCACGGGGGGTCGTCTCCGCCAGCACCATCATGTCCATGGTGGACGGGTAAACGGTTGCAGCTTGGGTCCAACCGGTGTTCTGCCAGGTCGGCCAGTTGTCCACATTGGCCGCTGGCCCGGCGGAGAACTGGAACTCGGAGATCGGCAGGAGCGAAGTCAGACTCATGGTGAAGTCGCGGTAGAACGGCGGGACGACGTTGCCCTCGCCGATACTGGATGCCCCGTCGTGGTTGGTGGCCGGTAGCATCGACGCGGAGATGGCCGGACTGTGGTTACTGCTGTTGACCACCCCATCCAGGTTCACCCAGCTCTTGCTGGCGCGCACATCCCACGCAGCCCCGACCAGGTGCCACGCGGAGTCGGTCGGCAGTGCGGTCGCGGCGACGGTGGTGTAGGCGGTGTGCACCCCGTCGTAGATGATGATGTACGGTTTGCGGTCCACCCATCGCACACCGCAGACGAGGTATGGCTGCCCCACGACGTTCCCGTTCGGCAGGATCGACACCCCGGACAGGATGGGTGGGGCCCCGTTGAACCACCCAAACCCGCCAGACCCCCCCGGGATGGTATTGACGTTCCCGGCGTCCCCCCGGACGTAGAACTGGACCCGCCCTTGCCCACATTCTTGGCTAAAGAAGTCAAATCCCGGCTGGAAGTCGGCGTCGAACTCGATCGAACTGACCAGCTCGGTGGTCAGGACCGGGTCGATCTGCGCGTATGCCCCGCCGACATACGGGCCGACCACGTTAACGTAGGGGACGTTGTGGCTGTTCGGGACCGGATAGGCTTGCAGGACGTTCCGGGTCGCCCCGTTCGGGTTGGTCGACGGCAGGTATGGGTAGCCACCCCCGTGCAGCGGCATCCACATCCGGGCGCCGGACACGGCGGGCGGGGACGGGTAGACCCCGCATTGGTGCATCGACCAGGTGACCGGCCAGGTCGCAGTCAGCCCGAAGTCGTTGGTAATTACTCCGACCAGCGAGGTGTACCGGCGCAGGATCGGCGGTTGGACCGCTTTGGACAGCTTCAATCGGGTCGCGGAGATCGCCTGGAGGGTGGCGTTCTGCTGCCCTAGCGGGGTGGCCGCCATCTGGCCGGTGAACAGACGGACGGTCTCCACCCCGGAGTCGGTGACCAGGCCGAGATCGACCTTGGTCGGGGCGACATCCCGCTGGTACGGGTAGACCGGTGAGTCGGTCCGGAACGGGGAGAAATACTGCGAGGCTTTGGCCAGGTTGCTCCCCGACGCGGTCCCGAACACCAGCGGGACCTCCAGGGTTGGGATCCCGACCCCGGAGACGTAGGTCACCTTGTCCGGGTAGCCATCGTCCAGGACGTGTTCGATCCGGGCAGCCCGTCCGACCTGGTCCGACAAGTCATCGATCGACCCGGCCGCCCCGTAGCCGTCCCGGGCCCAATCGGAGTAGATCCTGGCCTTCTCCCACACCACCTCCCCGGCGGTGACTGCACGGACGAAGTTGCTAGACGCGGACTGCACTAGCCACCGTTCCCGACCTCTTGCAGGATCAGGGTGGGCTTCTCGCGGTAGGTGGGGGCGGTGATCGGCCAAGCATCGGCCAGGGACACCACCGACACCGGCAGGATCCCGGTCCCGGGCGACCAGGTGGTGTCGTTAGTGGTGCCCTCGTGGAAGTTCAGCTGATCCATGTAGATGATGTCGCCCGCGTTGACTCCGCTGATCACCTCCAGTCGGGGGATGGCCCACACCTGACCGGCGGTGGGACTATACGCCTGCACCGACACCTGCTGCCAGGTGCTGGTGTTGGTGACCACGGTGGTCAGATCGACGTAGGTGGTCAGCAGAGTCCCGGTGATGTCGTATACCCGGATGGTCGCCCGGACGGTCATCACCCCGTCGGTCCCACCGCCGAGCACCCAAGCGGAGAAGCACATGTTCCGTCCGGTGACCAGCGGGAACCCGATCCAATCAAGAGCGGGGGTATCGCAGGCCACCCCGCCGGTGGTGCCGGCGAACTGGAACGTCATCGCCAGCGAACGCGGCCCCCGCCGGTACACGGTAGACGATGAGGCGATCGTGGCCCCAGAACCGGACACCGTGAAGTTGTTGGTGTCGTTGCGTTCGGAGGTGGCACTGGACTGGTTCGGGGTGAGGATGTTGCGCTGGGACGGGTCGAGGAAGACGAACGGGCCGACTCCGTTGTGGCCCTGGTCGTACGCCTCCAGGGTCTTGAACGTCTCGTAGGTCAACCGGGTGTAGTCGATCTGGTACCGCCGCGCCCCACCGAGCTGTTTGCTGACCCGGTACCCGCCACCGCCCAGCCCGAACACGTCCACCAGCCGGACCCGGGTCCGCTCGATGTTGCCTTTCGGGGCGTAGATGATCTCCAACGCCCCCGGTCGGCCGAGGTAAATGTTCGTGTTCGTCGCCATCAGGCCACCCCCCGTGCCGGGTTTAGGAAGTTGCGCTGGCGCCGGCCTTCGTCGGTCCCGGCGGCGACCAGGTCCGGGCTGGTGGCGAGGACGCCCTTCACGAGCTGCCGCACCCCGTCGCCGAAGTCGGCCAGGATGTACGTGTCCCCGCCCCCGGTCGGGGCGCCCTGGCCGGACGTTGCGAAGGTACCAGGGACCCCTCCCGGAGCCACGGGGAAGCCCGGAGACTGCAGGGCTGGCATGGCGGCAGCGGCGAGGCGTGTTGCGGCGTCCGTGACCGTCCCGAGGGCCCCGTCCATGCCCACGGCCAGACCCTTCGGGACCCACTGGCCCAGCGCGGCCATCACCTTAGACGGGCTGTCGATCCCCAAGACCTTCCGGACCGCCGACGGGACCGCGTCGTGGAAGAACCCGCCGACCTTGTCCTTGATCCAGCTGCCCATCGACTTGATCCCGTTCCACAACCCCAGGACGATGTCCTTACCCGAGCTGAACAGCCAGTCGACTGCCCCCACGAAGAGGTTTTTGATCAACGCCGGCAGGGAAGACGACTTGTCCACAATCGACTTGATGTAGTCGATGAACTGTTGGAACACCTTCCAGACCGAATCCCAGCCGAGTTTGATCCCATCCTTGAACGCCTCGAACGACTTCTTCGCCTGCTCGAACAGCCATTGCAGGTCGATGAACTTGTCAGTCAACCCGACCAGGTAGCCCAGGAACGCCGCGAGCGGCCCGAGGATGTCGTTCACGACGCCCAGGACCCCGGTGATCAGCCCAATAATGAACGGCAGCAGCTGGATCAGCACCGGCAGCAGGATGATTGCCAGCTTGAGGAACAGCAGAACCACCGGGCCGATGAACGGCAGGAGGGAGATGAACGTCTGGGTCAGCTCGGCGATCAGGGGGATCAACGACGGCAGGACCGAAATCGCCATCTCGATCAGCGGGCCAATGAACTGTTCTATGATCGGGCCGAGCTGCACCAACACCGCCGCCAGCAGGTCCGCGAACGACGAGACCAACTGGACGATTACCGGTGTCAACGCGACGATCACCGGCAGGAGCTTCTCGATCAACATCGAAATGATTGGAATCAGCGGGGGCAGGATCTTCGCGAGCGCCGAGACCAGGGCACCACCGAGCTGAATCACGAGCGGGGCCAGCGCCTTCACCAGGCTGACCACGATCGGCAACATCTCTTTGAGCACGTTCTGGACCAAGGCGGTGAACGGCGGCAGGACCTCCATCAAGATCGGGACCAGAGCGCCAATGATCTGCACCGCAGCCTGGAGCAGTAGCATCACATTCCCGGCGGCGAACGTGACCAGCAAGTCCACCAGGGGCACCAGAGCCAGTGCGAGCTGCCCGATGGTCGGCAGTAGTGGGGTGAGGACCGCCGACAGGTCCTTGAACAGCTGGGTCACGATCGGGGCCAGCGCGACCAGGACCGGGGCGGCCACGGTGATCAGGTCGGCGATGAACTGCGCCACGATCGGCAGGATCGGGGTTAACGCGGTAATGATGGTGACCAGTGCGCTCGCCGCGACGGTCAACGCCGGGGCCAGCGCGACCAGGCCCTCCCCGATCGCCATCCCGAGAGCGGTGATCGCCGGGGCGAGGATCACCAGAGACTGACCCAAACCGCCGAGGACTGCCAAAACCCCGGGGCCGATCGCGACCAGGACCTGGTTCAACGCCTGCAAGATCCCGGTGATCGCCTTGGTGGCTTCGGCAGAGGTCAGGAACCTCGCGAACTGACCGGTCAGGTCGATCATCAACTGGAGCACGTCGCCGCCGGAGTCAGCGATGATGTGGAACAGCGGGGAGATGATCATCCAGATGTTCTTCAATAGGTCGAACAGCTGCCCGAAAGCTGTGATGCCCTTGTCAATGAATGCCGCCATCGCGCCGGAATCCCGGAAGCTCTTCATCAGCTCGGCGAAATGCTTCGCCCAATCCCCGAATCCCGAGGTTAGCTGTTGCAGGATCGGGGTAGCCACGGTCCCGATGTGCCGGAACCCGTCCAGCACCCCGACCAAACCGGCGGCCAGGTTGCCGAGGACGCCCCGGATCCCGGCGAACGTGGCCACCCAGTCGGCCACCACATCTTTCGCGGTGAAGAACCGGACCAGGTCGTGCACCATCTGGTTGAAGATGGTCGCCACCCCGGACAGGTGGGTCTGGAGCATCGGCAGGTACACCCCGGCCAGGACCTGGATGTCAGCGGCTAGACCTTTGAACGCGGCTTCCTGGACCGCCAGCTTGAACGCAGTCAGGGCAGGCTTCAACGCAATGATCTGTTTGACCGCTGCCTGTGCGGATGGGGCGAGCTTCTTCAACAGCTCGTCTATCTTGGTCGCGTCGCCGCCCTCCCAGGCAGCTTTGAGCGCGGCCCCGAACCCGGATACGGCTATCTTCAACGCGCCGAACACGGATATCAGCGACAGGATCGCTGGGACTGCCAGCGGGGCCAGGCCAGCCAGCTGGGCCAGGGCAACACCCAGCCCGGCGACCGCTTGGGTGACCGCCCCGACCGCAGCAGCGATCACCAACCATTTCGACACAGTGAGCAGCCCAGAGAAGACTTTCATCATGGTCCCGGCGATCGAGCCGGCCAGTCCGACCCCGAGGATCGAGCCGATCCGCCCGCCCAGCGCATGGGCCCAGACGCTAGTGTCTTTCTCGATCTTGTCCCGGCCGCGTTTGGTGTCGTCCTCAGTATGGACGTTAATGTAGGCGTCGGCAACCTTGAAGCCTGTTGCCACCGCCCACCCCCTAGACCCGTGAGTACTCGAACAGCCCGGCGGTTGCCGGGTGGTTCATGAACTCCGCCGCACTGGACCCGATCTGTTCGTTACCGCTGTCGTCGTACATCGGCTTCTGGTTGGCCCCGACATTAGCACCCGTCTTGTTCGCCTCCACCGTGGCCCGTGCAGTAAGGGCACCATCGTAGAGCGGCAGGCGCTCCAACATCTCGATCAGCCTCGCGCTGGAGACATCGGGGAACACCTCGTCCTCGATCTCCAGCCACCACCGGTAGAACCTCCAGGCGTCGGCTTCGATGTCCGGCCAATACTCCTCCGCCCCCATCCAGGAGACCTGCTCCCACCGTGGCGCTATTTTCCCAGGGTCTTCTTCATCACCCCGGCGGTGTGCTTCTCCACCACCTTCATCACGGCTGCGGTCTCCTCGTCCGACATCTCCTCGTCGGCCAGGGCGTCCATCACCGCGTCCCCGAGCACGTCGTACATCAGGTCGGCGTAGGCTCTCGCGTCGCCCTGCTCACCGGCTTTGCGGGTGGCCCGCATGAACCGGAACATTACTCGACCGTCCAACCGGGACGGGGCGGTGTAGACCCGCCCGTTCACCCGGAACAGCTCAGCCCGGTCGGGGGCGTGCTCGTTCAGCGTCTTCGCGAGCTTCCAGCCGTCCCAGACCTCGTCGTCATACACCCCGTCGATCAGGATCGGCTTGCCGTCCTGGGTGTCGTTCAGGATGTCCTCGTTAACCTGCATACCCATGCGCTTCTCGGCCTTTCGTCAGTTGATGCCCTAGACCGTCTGGTCGATGACCTTCCAGGGTTTGATCACGTCGGACACGTAGTGCCCGGCCCACTTCACGTTCAGAACCGTCTGATCTTCCTTCTTGTACGCGATGGTGATCGAATCCACCGAGAGCATCCGCCGGCCGATGATCCGGCGGCGGAACTGGCCCGGCGCGTACCCGTCGAACAGCAACGCCACGAACGTCGGCTGGGTGGCCGCGCTGGTGATCGTCGGCTCGAACGCCTTGAAGTTCGCCCCGGAGGTCGGCTGGGTGTCGTTGGACACGTAGGCCAGGTTCTCCAGCGTGACCTCCGCCAGGTTGGTCGTGAGGTTGAACTCCCGCTTAGTCAAGCGGCGGTCCGGGATGTCGACGATCTGGTCGACCGCCAGCTCCGCGTAGGTCCGGGCGATCTCGTACGAGACCCCGTCCTTGGTCCCGCCGACATCGGTCCAGGCCGACGATTGGGGGGTGGTGTTGATGGCAAGATCGGCCGGCTCAGTTGCGCCGAACGCACCGCGATACAGGGTACCCGGACCCTGGATGAGGTTGCCTACTGCGACACTCATTGATTGGTCATCCTTCCTTCGTTACCGCGTGGTCCGGGCTGTCCGGGCTGTTGGTCGTGCCACCCTGGTCGGGAGCCGCCTGTACCTGACGTGCGGCCCGCCAGGAGTTCGGTGCGCCCATTTATGGGCGAACTTCTGGTGGGTGGCGAACGCCCACCGCCATTGCTTCTTCGACTTGAACCCGAGCGGCTGCCCGTGGTGACCCCGTCCGCGTGGCATCAGGTCACGAAATCCGCGCGATCAAGCGGCCACTTCACCGACGCCATATCCGGGTGGTCGCGCAGCTGCATCACCGGCTGCCCCAGATCCCCGTCGGTCACCCGGATGATCCGAGAGTTCGGCAGGAGGTATTCCATCTCCGACTTGTCGTCATGCACGATCGCCCGCCCCCGGTAGGTCAGTAGCTCCCCGCTGGTGCCCCCGACGATTGCATATCGGCTCACACGATCACCTCCGACGCTGGGATCCAGAAGAACTGGAGATCGATGTTGTACACCGCGTACTGGCTTGGGTCCGACGGGACCCGTTTCGGCTCGGTCATCGGGACTACCGACTGGACCAGCGCTCGCCCGTACCCGTTCGGCATGACCAGGTCCACCGCCGGGTCGGGGGCCCACCGTTTGACGTAGGTGGCCCGCCATAGTTGGGTAGCCAAATGATTGGCCTGCCCCCACGGGGGGTTCTTGCTGTCTTTCTTCACCGCGTAGCAGTTGAACGACACCACCGGCTGCGACTGCGGGTTCTCCGGGTCGGGGCTACCACCCACCGACATGATCTGGACGAATTCGTTGTCGTCCCACGGCAGGTCGGGGAGTTTGGTGGCGACCTTGCCGAGCAGGTCGGGGACCGCCGCGACTGCCCACGCTTTGGCAATCAACTCGACCGTCGGGATCAGGAGGGTGGTCATCGCGGTGCCAGACTGGCCCGCGCGTTAACCACCCACGGCGGGATGGCCCGCCTGCGGTATGCGGCTGGGCGCATAAAGGGCTGCGCGGAGGTGCCGGGGTGGTGGACGGTGAACCCCAGACCCCATGCATTTGGGATGTCGTGGGGGCGGGTCCCGTACTCCACGTAGGCGGGGACGTCGACGTTCGGGGGGATGCCAGCCCCGAGGACGTGCACCCGGTGGCCGTCTTCTTCGACCCGGACGTGGGTCTTCATGTAACCGGTGTCGACGGCGGCGAAGATCCGCACGTCTTTGGCGACGGCCTCAGCTAACCAGTGACGCAGCTGGCTTTGGATCTCGGCGATGTGGATGTCAGCGCCAGGCGAGGGAATGTACACTCGTGCCGCCATGCGCTGCTCCCGTCTACCGAAGAGGTGGTGACGGTCTGCGGCGGTCTACCCGCCGGTGGTGGCCAGCCCGTTTCGACCATTGTACCCGGTGGCCCCGTCGGCTTCGCGCCAACCGAGTCGGCCGAGCACCCTGGCCATCAGATGATCCAGATCTTCCCACACCGCTTGCACTCGTACAGTTTGCGGTAATCCATGATGGTCCCCGGGCCGACCCACGAGGTACCGGTGCGGTGGTCGTGATGAAAACACCTGCGGCGGTCGCGCCACCTCTGCCAGATCATGTCGTCTTGGACAGTTCGAAGCGCAGGTCCGGGTCCAACGCGGCCGACGACGGGGCGGACAGGTCGACCACCAGATAGACTGCACTGTTCTTCTCGCTGCGCAGGCGGTCGCCCTTCTGAATGTCCGTGCTCGAAGTGGCGTAGCCGATGTACGACCGGATCACCCGGGTCGCCCCCTCCGCCGGCAGGTAGGTGCGCCGGCTGGACTCGGTGATTGCCACCAGGACTCCGGTGTACACCGCCGTGTCGGAGTCCACCACGTCATCGAACGCGTTGGTCTCCGACCCGCGCAGCACCGTCACCCGCTCCGTCGCCCGGTGCCTCACATCGGCGCCCAGAGCCGGTTGTCATCCGCCACGGCCGAATCGCGAGGTCCGGAGTTCTGGTACTCGTACTGACCGTACCGGCGCCGGACCCGCAGCGGCTTGAGCCGCCAAGTGAGCCGATCCAGGTGCCGTTTGGCGAGCGGGGCCAGCAGGGCGGCGTTCGCGTGGGCCGGGGTGTACGTGGTGGAGCCGTCAGACGCATTGTCGACGTCGACATTGGTATAGACATCGGGGTGCGCCTGCATCCACGCCGCCTGGTAGCAAACCGCCCGGTTCAGGCGTCGCAGGTTGGTCTGACTGATCTCCGCCGCGAAGATGGTGGTCCCGGAGAACAGCTCGATGATGTCCTGCGCCTGGAGCAGTTCGGTATCGCTGACCGACGCACCGGTCAGGTCCTCGACTTCATCGATGGTGGCCCACGCGTCGACCGTCACGGGTTACTCCTTGCGGATCGGCACTTCATAGACGGCATGCCGCACGCCGTTGATCGTGCGGAACCCGGTCCGGGAGGCGCTGTACGCCGCATCGCCCCGGACCGTGTGCCCGGCTTGCTCCGCCGCATCCCGGGCCCGCAGCAGGTTGTCCTGGTGCACCCCGGTGGACAGCTCCGACTGGCACGGGAAGGTGACTTCGTACCGGTTGCCCGGCAGTAGGCTCGGGTCGACCACCGAGGTGGGGTTGGCGGCTGTGGCTTCGGGAGTGGTCATGACGGGTACCTCCGGGGTGCTCGGTACTGCCGGTGCCGCCGGTGCGGGGACGCTGGCTGCGGCCAGGAGATCGTCGTCGTCCACGTCGGAACCCTCAGCTTCGGCCCGCTGCGCCTCGTACATGTTCAGGCGGTCGATCAGCTCCGGGTTGGTCCCGGACACCGGGATACCCCGGGTGGTGCACTCCTCGCGGAGCTGATCCTTGCTCAGGGTGCTGAAATCCATCTCGGCCCTTTCCTGGCGTCAACGTCGATAGGTCAGTATACCATCGCGGCGGTAATCAACCCGGCCGTCCCGGCGGTACCCGACCTGCGGAGTGCTGGTCACGTTCCCGGTCGGGATGAGCGCGGTGGCTGTGCGGGTGTTGGTCACGACCAGGGCGGCGTCGGCGTTCCGGGTCACCGTGGCAGTGGCGGCGAGGGTGTTCGTGACGGTCAAGACGGCGTCGGCGTTACGGCTGACTGTGGCGGTGCTGGCCAGGGTATCGGTGACGGTCGCGGCGCCGCTGATCGGCCTGACCAGATCCCCGGTTGCGATGAGGGTGTCGGTGACGGACAGGGCGGCGGTGACTGGCCGGTCTACCGAGGCGACCGCCGCCAAAGTGTCAGTGACGACCTGCGCAGCGTCGACCGGGCGGGTCGCGGTGGCAGTGGCGGTGAGTGTGTCGGTGACGACCGAGGCGGCGTCCACCGGGCGGGTCACGGTGGAGGTGGCAGTCCGAGTGTTGGTGATACTGGACGCGGCATCAACCGGGCGTGTGACGGTGGCAGTCGAGGTCAGAGTGTCGGTGACGGTCGATGCGGCGTCGGCATTCAGGGTGGCGGCAGAGGTCGGCGGTGTTACCGCGCTGCTGGCGGACCCGTTGATCAGCCGGGGGTGGGCGTCTTGGGTGGCGGAGGTGACCGTCAGGTCCATCGCCTTTTTGAGCTCGATCTCCGGGCTGGTGCGCCCGATCAGCGGCCAGTACGCGACCAGCTTGTCCGGGCGGATCAGGTCGGCGACGAACCCGGCTGTCAACGATGCGATGTCGGAGGTGTTGAGGGCAGCGGACCAGATCGCCACATCGGCGATACTGCCGGTGGTGAACAGCTGGGTGCCGTCGAACGAACCCATCTGGAGTGACAGTGCGGCGTACTGGAGGGCTCGGTTCTCCGAGGCGGTCCCGATGGACGTGTTGTCCACGTAGCAGGTGACGGTGGTGCCGTCGTAAGTCCCGGTGACCCGATGCCAGTTGCCGTCGTACAGGTTGGCCGAACCGGCGGTGGTGCTGGTGGCGGTGAACTCCGACGGGTTGGTCCCCCACGCCACCAGGAATCGGGCTTCACCGGCGTTGCTGAAACTGAACCCGTAAGATGGGTGGTCCCCAGCGGTGACAACCTTGCTGAGCATGTAGGTGAAGTTCGCGTGGACGGTGCCCTTCCACCAGAACGACACCGTCATCGGGAACGCAACGCGCAGCTCGGTCTGGTCGGCCCGGGTCAGGGTACTGGTGGTTCCGTTAACCGCGCGGGACACGGCTACGTCTCCTTGATCTCAACCGCCAGCAGCTGCGCATCCCCAGCAGCGGTGTCGTTGGCGACATCCCGGGTGACCCGGAGCCGGAAGGTCTCCCCGACCGCAACCGAGTCCATGTTGGCCCCGTTGGAGATCGCGACGTTGGTGATCGAGACGTTCCCGGAGGTGCCGTCGACCGTGGCGGCGGTGATTGTCTGGTCAGAAGCGAACCCGTCGGAATCGATATCTTGCTGGGCTGCGCCGATCCGCTCGAATGCGATCAACCAGCCGACCGTCCCGGTGGTGGCAGTGGCTGCCGCCCAATGCACGTAGACCGTGACCCCGCCACCGCCGTACGAACGCGGCATTACCCCGGTGAAGATAGCCTTCTCCGAAGTGGTGGTGTCGAACGCGATCACCGGGTGCCCGTTGCGCACATCCAACTGGGCATACGCGGTCGCGGGCATCTCGTCGTCCTGCGCCCGGAAGACAACGAGCGTGTTGCCGGACGCCATGGCTACGCCGCGATCGGGGTGTGTGCGATGGTCAAGGTGGCCAGGTTCAGGGTGTCACCGTTGGTCGGCGTCTTAGCCACGGTCAGCGCGACACTGAACAAGAAGTTGCCAGCCCCGGTGGTGACCGAGTCCCATACCGAGATGTGCGAGATCGTCTCGGTCCCGGCCGCCCACACCCACGTCGGGAGAGTGGTGGTGATCGCCTTCGACCCGGCGGCTGCGGCCGACCAGGTCAACGACTTCCGGGTGGTCTCGGCGGAGTTGTTCGACGTGCCGGCCGCCCCCGGGTCCCCCGTGTGCAGCTTCACAGCAGACGCGGCGGGTGCAGTGAACGCGGTCCCGGCCAACATGTCCAACCACTTGTTCGCCAGGTTGGCGGCGCTCAGTCCGACGGTCACAGCTTGCCCTCCTCGATGATCTTGAGCACGTCGCGCGGGTTCATCATCTCGCGGGCACCCAGAGCCTCGGTGGCCTCCCGGTGCAGGGTCGCGAGCTTCTCAGCAGCGGTGATCACTTCGGCGGTGGCGGTGATCTCCAGCTCGATCGATGTTTTGGTCACGTGGGGAGCTCCTAGCGGGTCACGGCTTGGCGTAGTCTGATTGTACCCTTGACCACGTACTCGGTGGTGGCCCCGATGATTCGCATGTCGTACACCGCAGCGGACCACTCCGCACTCTCGGTGTCCGCCCCGTCGACTGTGCCCTCAACCAGCCCGGTCACGGTGTCGATCACGACTGTTCCGGTCGCCAGGACATCCACGTCCTCGGAGGACGCACGGACCTGCATCTCTCCGACGTAGCCAGTCAGATCGGAGACCGAGCCGTCGTCTTCGGTCACGGCGACAGTCGCCTGGATGGTCTCGCCGCGCGCTTTGTCCAGGTTCAGGACCGGGGTGGTCGCCACCAGCACCTCCTAAAGATCGGGGGCCGACCGGTGGTGGAAAGGCCGAGAAAGCCCCACCGGTCGGCCCCCTGACGAGGGTGCACCGTACTAGTCGGTGATCCGCTCCACCACCGAGGCGGCTGCCTCGTGGGTGAGGACGAATCCGCGACGGGTGCGGAACTTGATGGCGTAGTCGTCCGTGTCGTCCTGCGCACGGGCGTCGTCGGTCAGTGTCTCCGGACCGGACCGGTCACCGCGCTTGAGGAACCGCGCGTTGACGAAGAAAATCAGGTCGTTCCCGGCCGGTGCGCCGGAGTTCGTGGCGCTGGTCTTACAACCACGTGACCACGCGATCGGGACGTTGAACAGCAGGTCCGGGGTGCCGTTGCCCGGCAGGCCCATCCCCATGCCCGGCTGGAAGATCGGGCGGCCCTGGGCGTCGACGCAGAGCCGCAGCGCATCGCGCCAACCCGGCTGCGCGATGACCAGCGAGTCGGCCGGGGACCAGTACTTCCCGGTCTCAACCTTCTTGAACATCGTCGACAGCTTCTCGTAGAGCGAGGTGCCGAGCGGTGTGGTCGGGAGCGAGATCAGGTCGTCGTCCCACGTGGTGTAGTTCGCATCCGCCACGTAGCCGGTGTCGGTGTCGGTGGAACGCAGCGCCCGGTAGACCGAGGTGAACGGGACGGTGGTGCCGTTCTCCGCGCCGGTGACCGCGAGGCAGGCGTTGTCGAACACGTCGGCGTACGAGATCGCCCAGTCGACGCCCTTCGTCCGGATGACGTCCATCCGGGTCGAGGCATCCGCCAGGTCGTCCTCATCGATCTTGAACCGGGCGATGAAGCGCCGGGCGGTGATCGTGACCTCGTCGTTGGTCGACGTGTCGTCGGTGTAGGTCAGCCCAGCGGTGACGGTGATACCGGCGGAACGCGGGATCGACTTCGTCTTGGACCGCATCGGGATCTTAGCGCCGAAACGCTCGATCACCGACTCCATCAGGACCCGCTGGACGACCTCCGAGGCGTACTCGATCGGGATCCAGTCGGTAACGGTGGCCGCAGCCCCGCCACCATGGGCGTAGATCGGGTCACCGTACTTGCCGAACCCGATGATAGTGCCGGGCCGGACGGCGAAACCATCGAACCCCTCATCGGGGCCGATCGACCACGCGGGGGCGGTCCCGCGCTCTTTGAGCGTCTGCACGCTAGACTCCTCCCCGCGATACGCGAGAGTTCGACAGCTCCGAAGGATCGACTGTTCGCTCATCGCGAGCGGGTGCGGGCTCCTGGCCCCAACCCCCCCTGCCCATCCCGGGCGGTTAAGGGGCGTTCTGCGCGCCATTGTAGCATGTCGGACCGGAGGCGTATCCTTGTCTTATGGCGAGACTTACCGCAGCCTCCCGCCGGGCCCTACCGGCGGGCGCGTTCGTGTTCCCCAGAACTCGCAAATATCCGATCCAGGATCGGGGTCACGCCCGCGCGGCGCTGGCGTATTCGTCGGGCACTTCAGCTGGCCCCCGGGTCCGCGCAGCGGTGGCGGCCCGCTACCCGAGCATGTCGGTCTCCAGGAAACGTCGCTCGTCCAGCACCCGGCGTCGCAAGATCTGACCAGCCGGTCGATCTGGCATCCCCCGGTGATATGATGGACGCCGGAAAGGAGCCAGCCATCAACGACCTCTATCCGCTCGGGCAGATCACCGACCTCGGTGATGTCTTCGAGCAGCGGCGGCTGATCGTCAAAGGCCGGCGACACCACTTCCGGCTCCACGATCTGATTGAGCTGGACACTCTCCCCTCCGACCGGGTGCCGAACAGCACCACGGCGGTGCCCACAACCGGAAGGATCTCTACCGTGCGCGATCTCGGCGAAGACAAGAAGTTCACCCGCACCTACGCCGCTGTTGACGAGTTTGGCGTACCGGCCAGCTCGCCGTTCGTCGGCACCCAGGCGTTCACCACGGCCAACCCGGAGCTGCTCAACGTCACCGACAACGGCGACGGCTCGGCGGTCATCGCGGCCGTCGGCGGCGGCGCGCTCGGCGCGGCCGGCCTCACGTTCACCGCGACCCCGGACGGCGGTGGCGCCCCGGTCGTGATCGAGGACACCATCAACGTGGTCGCCGGCCTGGCGGAGGGCTTCGCAGCCACCGACTCGGCCGACGAAGAGGTCACCCCCGACCCGGTCGTCTAGTCCCCCAGCCACCCCCGGGGATAGGGACGCCCCCCGTAGACCGGACCACCGGCTGCGGGGGGCGTCTCGCTATTTCTACCGGTTGCGGCCCGACACCATAGCGTCGACGGCTTTCTTCGCCCAGTCGGCCTCGGCGGGCTTGCGGCCGGGCTTGCCCCCGCCGTCCACATCCTCACCGCCGGTTTCACGCGGCTCCTTGCGGGCACCGGGGGCTGTCCTCGCCTTGAACCACTCCGGGATCTCCTCCTTGAGGGAAGACACCGCCTCCTCAGCCCCGATCACCGTGCCGTCGTCATCGACAGTTACCGCATCAAGGTCCAGAACCCGCAGCGCCTTGATCATCGAACCGCTGAACCCGGCTTTTGCCAGCTCCGCTTCAACCGACGTGGTCTGGATGACCTGGAGCAGCAGGTCCGACCGGCCGCTGCCCTCCTCCTCGGCGAGGCGCTCCTCCACCTTGGCTTCAACCATCCGGTCGAACTCCGCCTGGTCGAACCCGGTCGGTGCTTCCTCGGACTCCGGCTCGGTCTGACCGCCGGTCGTCTCCGCCGGGGTGGTGGCCTTCGCAGGCTCGGCGGGTTTGCCGTTCGGTTCCGGTGCGGCGGCTTTCGGCTTGCCCGTTTCCGGGTCGATGTTTAGACCGGCCAGCCAGGCATCTAGGTCGGTGATCTTGTGTTTCTCAGCGAACTGTCGGACCCCGCGCAGGCGCCGGTTCTCGGCGTTCATTCGACGGCGGGTGTCCGGGTCTAGCTGGGCCGACAGGGCGGCGTTCTGTTCGAGCAGTTGCCGGTAGCTGGGTTTGCCTGCCTTGGTGGGCGGCCCGTCGTCCGGGTCGTCGTCCTCGTCCGCCCCGCCGCCGCCGTCCATATCGTCATCGTCCGGTTCGGCGGTGATCGCCCCGTCGCGGGCACCCCCGCCGGGCAGGTACATCGGGCGACCCCATTTATCGTAGCCGACCAGGTCACCGGCATGGGCCCAATCCAGGGCAGCCGGTACCTCAAGCTGGGAGGTCATCGCGACCGTCTCCGTTCAGTTGTCCCCGCCCATCACGGGCCCGGGTCGATTAGACGATTCTACCTCGACGGGTCGTCTACGGGACTAGCGTCCTGTTCGTGTACTTGAACTTACCAGCTCGGACCGCCGCGCGGGCTTTCTGCTGGACTGAGCTGGGCAGGCCGGCCCCCGCCGTGAGTAAATCAGACGCGGCGCGCAGCCGGGCCGGCTGCGAATCCGAACCGGACCGGCCCTGCAACACCTGTCGTTTCGCCTCCCGTTTCAACGCATCCGACACCGTGGTCTCCTGGGTCTCCCACGGGTGGATCGGATAGCCGAGGGACCCGAGGTACGGCTCCTGGCGGCAACGACAGTTCGGGTGCAGCGGGGGACCCCAGACGACGCTATTGGTGACTGGTTTCAGGTTCCCGGACGGGTCGACGTAGTACGTCAAACCAGACCGGTACGGCTGATGCGGCTGGGCGACCTCCCCGGCGTACGCCAGGCAGTGCAGGCACGCACCCCACTCGTTCACCCACACCCGGGCCACGTCGGCGTCGTTCACCGACATCAGGACGCCCTGGTTGATCGCGGCGTTGGTCGCCCACCGGGCGTCGCGTTCGAGAGTGGTCACTGCGCGGTACGCCAGGGCCAGGATCTTGTCCAGGTCGCGTTTGTTCAACGGCAGTGGCCCGATATGCGGGGCGGCTTTCGCAGCGGTCAGCGCGGCCAGGAGTCGGTCGGTGATGGAGGTGACCAGGGTGCCGACCCACGGGTCCAGTTGGGGGTTGGTGGAGGTCGCAGCCGCCACCACCCCAGACATGGCGGCTTCTTGTGCCCCGAAGTTCAGAGCCTGGTTGACCAGTTGGACCAGCTCCGCCTGCCCGGTATACTGGACCTGCTGGAGGATCTGGACCACCCCATCGGCGAACGCCCGCTGGAGGCTGGCCGGGATCGGGTTGTTGAGGTTCCCGGCGAGCGTGACGTACAGGGCGGTGATCTGCCGGTTAGCCCGGACCACTTGTCGTTTCAGGTCGGCCGTGGCGAGGTGCGCCACCCATTCTTCGAAACTGACCGACGCCGGGGACGGGGCGGTTGGCAACGGGGAGGTCATCGGTAGACCGCCATCGTACCCTTGGCATGGGGGCGAATGAACTCCAGGATCTTCGCGGCCTGCGCATGCTGGTCGTCACGAATGATGCCACGGTCCCGCAGATCCAACAGACGCCGTGCAACCTCATCCACATCACCGGGGGTGAGTGGGTTGTCGATCCATTTACTCCCCCGCAAGAAATGCGCCTGGATAAATGGGTTGGCGTACGCAGCCTGCCAGCCCCCGGCGGTCGGCTGGCGGACCGAGCGCGGGTGCTGGACGCCCATGGTCTGGCTGTTATCGAACCCGACGGGTACGTCTGCCGGAGTAACGATATAGTTGGCGGCCCGGTCGTCGTTCAGGAACAGCAGGTCGACCAGGCCCAACCGCACCCCCGGGTGACTCCGGATCGGCCGCATCTGGTCAGTCGTCGCTGGTAGGTCGACGCCTTCGGTGCCCTCGATTGCAGCCATCAGGATGGATCGATTGCCGCGCGGATTGCGAACCACTGCCGCGACCGGCGCGTCCAAGGCTTGAGCTACTACACTGAACTGCAACTCGTTGTTGATGGCCTCCTCGATCGGCATGATATCGTGCGACCGGCGGAACGTCTTCTTGACCACCCCCGGTCCCGTTGCGTACCGCAGGACCTCCGCTTTGCCTTGCTCCCCTGTGAGGATGACACCTTCGACGGGCTTCTCGTGTTGATAGCGTTCCAAGATGGCTTGTCGCCCGGCGGGGTCGTTCGGGAACCGGGACATCTTCATCATCTCGACGAGCTTCCCGGCCCACTCTTCCCCGACGAACTCCCCGGTCGCCGGGTCCCGGGGGTGCAACTCCTCGCGCCAACTCATGGCGCCTCATAGAGGACGGCGGTCCGGTTCAAGATGATGTACTGGTCGGCGTCGTGTCGGGTGCCGTCACCGCCCGCGTGGCGACCACCCTGGACGTAGATCACGTCCACCCCGGCGGCCATCGCCTGATTCATCGGCGCGTAGTCCTGATCACGGGTGACGGCGTTCCACTCCGGGCTCAGATATCGAACCACCCGGGCGTGCGGCGACAGGATCATCCGCTGGATCGAGTGTTGATCCACCTCGGCCTCTCCCATCCTCCCATTGGTGGAACGAAATCCAGCCGGCCTGACCGTAGTCCCATATTGCTCCGCCACCCGCCGGTCGACCGAGGTGTACATCCCGTTGCCGTAGATCCCATAGCCGTAACGCACCGGACCGGAGCGCTCCCGTTCGAGCATTTGGGGGGCGGTGGGTGACCTCGGGCCGGCGTGCACCCCGCGCCACAGCTCCAAACCGCCGTCGGCGACCGCCGCATCCAGATCTTCCTTCGACCCGGTCTTGGCTGGCGCGTCCCAACCATGCAGCCCAGCGATTTTGGCTAGTCCGTTGTCGCCCCGGTGCGGATCGTAGCCGGTCTGTTTGTACTTGGCTTTGCTCTTGCGGTCTTTGAGGACCTTCTCCCGCTGGTCCTTGCCCGGCCGATAATGGAAATGCCCGCCGATCTTGTCCGCCAGGCCACGGGCCCAGCCGCCTTTGTCGATGAACTCCCCGCTGCGCGGGTCCCGAGGGTGCAGGCGCTCGAACCAGCTCATGGGCGTTTCCTGATCATCAGGTTGCCGGAGTCCCCGGTCAGCCAGGTCCGGTGCGCCTCGGCGTACGACATCCACGTCTTGGTTTTGAGGTCGAACACCTCCACCGCGCCCTGGAGCTTCTTGTTCTTAATCAGGTCCGGGGCGTCGATGAACTTAGCACCAACCATGTATGCCGGGGTGCCAGATCCGCCCATCTCCGGACGGTCGTGCCGGTCAAACGGGTGCACCTCGGCCTGCGTCTGGACCGCCACCGCCCCCCGGTTCAAGATCGCGTAGTGGTCACTCGGACCGGGCGTCATGTCCTGCGCTGAATCGAAACCCCGGTCGGACTGGTAGCCGCCGGGGATCCGGACCGCGTCGTACCCACGCAGTGCAGCGTAGCGCCCGAAATCGTCCATGACCTGAGCGTGCTCGTCGGTCGGCGGGTGGTCGCCTTGGGCGTCACTCCACGCCTTCCACTCCGGACCATACAGGTCGACCACCCGCGCGTCCGGGCTGAGCGCCATCCGGCCCACGGTGGCCCACTGTTCCGGCTCGATCCCCTGCTCGAACCGGGCGTAGTCGGCGAACGACCGATCCCGACTGGTGTAGCTCCCGTTGGCGTGGACACCGAACCCCGGGTAATGCTCGTCGCCGGTGCGGAACGCCTCGACATGATCCGGGTTGACCCCGAAGCCTCGGTGCATCTCGATCCAACCTGCCGCGATCCGCCGGTCCAGCTCCGTCGGGGCGACCACCTCCGGTTTAGCGTGGAAACCCTGCCGTTCGTAGATTCGGGCCAGTACCTCATCCCGACCGGTCTTCCGACCAAGCTCGGTCTTCGGCAACGCCCCGGCGGCGTAATCCAACGTCTCCTTGTCGTGGCTCAGGTCGCGCTGCGGGGACCGTCCGGTGATCGCATCGCCCAGCTTGTGCAACCAGCCACCGCCGGGGTGGATGAACTCCCCACCCTCCGGTCCACCTTTCGGGACCCGGGGGTGTTTCGCCTCTGACCAAGCCACGTCACGCCTCCTGGACCATCGTCGCGGTGCGGTTCAGGATGACCCACTCCAGGATCGGGTTCTCATCCGGGTTGCCCATCAGATCACCGCTGCCCTTTTCCCCGCCGATCTGGATCGCGTCGTAGCCGTGCGCGGCAGCCCACCGGCCGGCGTCGGTCAGAGCCTCCACCTCGTCCGGGTTCTCCGGCTGGTTCCGGTTCCACTGCTGGTAGCCCTGCACCTGCATCTGGGCGTACAGCTCGCGGATCCCGATCGTGCGCGCGTCCGGGGCCAGTGCGATGTGCAGCTCGCCCTCACCGTAACCACCTGCACTGGACCGGCGCCACTCCGGCATGGCGTACACCCCATTGGCATACCCACCGAGCCCGACGAACATCGGCCCGGTCCGGTACTGCTCGGTATACTGGGTGCCCTCCTCCGGGGTGTTCCCGACCTTGCGGTACATCGGGATCCAACCAGCGGCTTCTGCCCGGTCCATCTCCTCCTTGGTGGAGACCTTCGGCGGTCCGTCGAAACCCTGCTGGTGCAGGATGTGCATCAGGACCCCGTCGGTGTGATAACCCTCGGCCCGACCCCGGGCACGGGCGGCGGTGTAGTCCAGTTTCCCGCTGGCGCGCAGGTCTTCGCCGTGGGCTCGCCCGCTGCGGTCGGTCGACCCGATCAGTTTGTGCAGCCACCCAGTCGCGGAACGGAACTCCCCACCCTCCGGGGTCCCGGCCGGATCACGTGGGTGCAGGCTCGGGTTCCAACTCACTGCCACGCCTCCTGCACCGCTACGGCGGTCCGGTTAAGAACCACCACCATCCGGATCGAGCTGGCTTGTGGGTTCTGTCTGGAGAATCCCGAGCTGCGTACGATGATCGCATCGTACCCCAGGGCGGCGGCGAGTCGACCCTCGTCGGTCAGGACATCAACATTGAACAGCTGCCCCTGGCTGTCGATCTGCTTGCTGACCAGCCCGTCGATGTCGGACCATTCGATCACCTTGGCATCTGGCCGGAGCGCCATCCGGATCAAGCCAGGCCAGGCAGAGCCGGGCTGTTCGTAGGTGTCATCGATCGGCCCCCACCAGTCGCCCTCACGTTGGGTGTACCCGTGGGCGACGGTGCGATGCGGGCTGGTGTAGGTCCCGTTGCCGCGCACACCCTCCCCGGCCCAGTAGTGCCCGCTGCGGAGCGCATCAGCCATCTCTTTCGATGTCATCGTGGCCGATGCTGCCCCATCCACCCCGCGCCAAAGCTCTTGCCAACCAGCCTCGATCCGCTGGTCCATCTCAGCTTGGTCAAGGACCTCCGGGAGTCCGTCGAACCCCTGGTGCTCATAGATCGCGCCGAGCATCTTATCCTCGGGGGTTTTGTCGTGCAGGGCTTTCACGGCAACCATGTCCAGTTCGCCTCGGATGTCGTGGCCCCGAACCGGCACATACTTGCCGTGGGCTGCGGCCATCCTGTCGGACACCTCACCGATCCACCCGCCGCCGCGCTCCATGAACCGCCCGGCGGGGTCCCTCGGGTGCAGTTCCTCCAGCCAGCTCATGGCGCCGCCTGTACGGCAACCGCGCCACGGTTCAAGATGATGTAATGGTCGGCGGTTTCGTCATCCATCCCGAAGATGCTCCCCAGGCCACCGGGGATGCGAATGGCATCATAACCGCGAAGAGCTGCGTAGCGCCCGAGGTCCTGGATCGCCGCGAGGTCGTCCCTGGACTGCTCCCGCGCTGCCGCCCGGTCGGCCATGAACTCATCCCATAACTGCCCCGGGGGTCCATATGTCGGGTTGTAGTCAGCGATCCGGGCATGGGGCGAGATCGCCATCCGCAGGATCCCCGGCCATTTGGTGTGGTCGGCGGCCAGGCTGGCGTCCATCTCGTACATCTGCTCATCAGACAGGGCGGTCCACGCCTCGTCGGAGATCGGCGGGTCGGTGTACTCGTGAGCCTCCTGGAAGACTGTGGTGCTGTAGGTCCCGTTGCCCCGGACACCCAGACCGGGGTAGTGTTCGTCTCCGCTGCGGAAGTCCTCCACGTACCGCTTCGCGTCGGGCAGGTCACCGAACCCCCGGAAGACCTCCGTCCAGCCGGACGCCACTCGTCGGTCCATCTGCTCGGCCGGCAGGACCTCCGGCTTGGTGTGGTAACCCTGCAACCGGTAGACCTCGCCGAGCATACGGTCCGGTCCTTCGTCGGCTTCGCCCCGGTGGCTGGCGATCCTTTCACCGGGGATGCGCATCTTAGGCCGGATCCGGTCTTTCGCCCGTCGCCACCGTGGCCCGTCCCCGACCGCCTTGCCGGACGTGTCCGACAGGGACTCCAACCACCCACTGACGGTGTGTGTGAACTCCCCACCGCCAGGCCCGCCCGGCAGACGAGGGTGCAGCTCCGGGTCCCAACTGCGGGCGGTCACTTGTGGACCGTGATCGTGACCGAGCCGGCCTTCCCGCCCATCGCCTCCGACAGCCGGGCGGCCCAGTCCTTCGCAGCAGCCTCCGCCGATTCGCGGATGGCCCGGGACTGCGACTGTGGGACCACCTGCACGTCCAGCTCCCGGACGCCTTTGTCGTTCGGCCCGTGGTCGGCAACCACTTTGTAGGTCAGACCGCGTTCCAGCAGGATCTCCGACTCGCGCATGAACCCGCCGGTCTGTTCGTGCCTGGAGAGCTGAACCGCCCCGGTGCCTTTCGGGATCACGATCCGCATTAAGATCGGGTCGGACCCAGCGGCGAACGCCTTGGCCCCAGCCTCGGTGGTGGACACGGAGGTGAACCCCGGGTCGGTGAACTCCTTGCCGGACAGATCGTCCGGCAGATCCGGCCCGTACTGGTCGAACAGCGTCGTCCCCCGGGTCACCCCGCGCCACGCCTCGATGTCCTCGGTCAGTTTCGAGGCGTCCATCGCCCGGTCGATCGCCCGGACAGTCTCGGGGGCGGCGACGAACTCCGGGTGGTCCTGCATTGCCTTACTCAACGGCTTGCCTTGGTAGGTGCCACGGAGATGGGCGTGTACTGGGTCGTAAGCCCCGGCACGATATGCATCCAAAGCTTCGATCGCGGCCTTCCGGTCGGCCTCGGTCTTGAACAGACCGTCCCCGCTGCCACCGTCGCCGCTGGTCGACGCCCCGGGTGTTTCAAGCACCTTGAACGGGGCGGCATCCAAGGCGGCCAGGCCACGCTTCGGGCGGATCTTCCCGCCACCATGGACCGCACTGGGGGCGGCGGCCCGGCGCCGGGCCAGGGTGGCACCGACCGCCCCCTTCGCCGGGGCTGCTTTCTTGGCGGCCTTCTTCACTGCTTTGACAGGCGCCGATGCTTTGGTGCTCGGAACACTGGCCTTCTTCGGAGCACCGGCTTTCGCGTGCTCGGCCTCTTGTTTCTTGATCGCGGCAGCCCAGTCGGCCCCGCCTTTCTTCATGAACTTGCCGCCCATCGGGTGGCCCTTAGGGTACCGAGGGTGCAGATTGGGTGTCCACATGGGCGCCTACTTCGGTGGTTTCTCGACCATCAGAGCGGAGCGGTTCAGAATCACGTGGTACGGGGTACCACCGGAGCTACCAGTCTGTTTGACCCGGATCGCATCGTATCCGAGCGCAGCAGCGAACCGACCCTCATCGTTGAACACGGTTTGCATGTTCGCAGGTGAGCTAGCCTGTAGCCTAGTCCGTAGAGTGAGCAACGCCCGATGGTCAATCACCCGAGCGTCGGGCCGTAGGCCCATCCGGATCAGGCCGGACCACCCGCCGTCGGTCATGTCCCAGTATGGATGAGACAGATCGGGCGGGTTCTTGTTACTACCGCCTTGGAACGCCGCCGCCGGGGCGGGGCCACCATAAGTGCTCCAGCTGCTCTGTATCGCCCCCGGCCCGGTATAAGCAGTGTCGCGGGTGGTGTACGACCCCGAGACGGTCTGGATATCCCCGGCGTAGGTGCCGTTGCCGTACATCCCGTACCCGGCGTAGTGGTGTTGCCCGGTGGCGAACTCCTGCCGGATCTGCTTCTTGGTTTTGCTCGGTGGGGCACCGGTGTAGGTACTGCCAATATAGTCGTGGTTGCCCCGGAACAGCTCGACCCAGCCTTCGCCGTTGGCCAATCGCTTGTCCATCTCAGCTCGACTGACCACCTCCGGCGCGCCGTGGTAACCCTGCACAGTGTAGATATCCCACAGGGCTGCGTCTCCCGTCGACCCGAATTGGGTGCCCCGACTGGACCGACTGACCCCCGTTCCGGTGACCGTAGCGTGCAACGCCTTGTAATCCAGAGAAGCCCGCACATCGGACCCGACCACCGGGACGTGGGTGCTGCTGGCGACTGTTGCCTTCGGAGTGGCGATGACATGCGGGGTGAGATTCATCTGCGGGTGGGCGGGGGCGGGAACCCCGGACGCCACAGCGGCGTTGTGCGCTATCGCGGCGTTCTTGCGCACCCCGACCAAACCCTTAAGCGGGACTTGGGCGCCGGTCGGGAAGAGATAGCCCTGAACTTGGGTCAAGCCTTGGGGTGGGCGGCTGAATCGTTGCGACGCTAGAACCTTCTGGGCGACCGGGGTATACCCGTACGACATGGGTGCGCCGGGATTGGCTGCGTTGTGTTTCTGTGCAGCGGCGAGCTTAGCCCCGGACAGGTAGGCGGTCGGAACCTGTTGTCCGGTGGGGAAGTAGAACGTTCCGACCAGGGTATGAGTGTGGGAGATAATGGTCGGTGCTCGACCGGGAGTAGCTGGCGCGGCGGGTGTCGGAACGGACGGTGCGGCGACGGGAGGTGTCGGGGCCAGGGCGGCGCTGTACGCAGCGCGGGCGGCCTGCCGGGCGGTGCCGTGTGCCGGGTTGGCGGACTTCTGCGCCTGGACCGCCTTGGTCATCATGGTGGCCGACGCGAGCTTCGAGCCGGTTGGCTGGACCGCGTTGTGGACCAACGCGGACTGCAACGCCACACCGGTCAAACCGGTCAACGGCACGCGCCGACCGGCCGGGAAGTAGAACCCGTTCACCACGTGGTAGGTGGACCCGCCGGAGGTGACTGTGGTCGGGTTGCTGATCGCGCCCTGCACTGCCCCGACGAAACCACCGCCGGGTGGTGCGGGGGCGGCGGTCTGACCAGCGGGTGCGGCCTGCCCGGCGACGTGGGCGGACCAGTGCGTACCACCGACGGGCATGAACCTGCCCCCCAAGCCCCCCGCCGTCCCTTTCGGGTACTTCGGGTGGAGGTTGGGGTTCCAGTGGATGTGCGGTGTAGTCACCTATCACGCCCCGTCGGTCTCCGGCTGCGCACGCCGGTCCATGTCGTCGGAAATCCGCTGAACCCACGCATCGTTCAGGGGGGCATCCCCTTCGTCATCTTGTCCATGACTCCGGAACCGCCCGCCCTGTTCGGTACCTTTCGGCCACCGATAACGCGTCTTGATCAGCTGATCCTGCACAACCCACCACGCCCTCCGGCTATGCGGCCCGGTTCTGCATCACCGGGTCGTTCATCTTCCGGAGTGTGGTCTTGATCCACGGGGACAGCTCATCGATACTGTTCGCGGTCTCAGCGGATCGGATCAACGAGTCCAACTGCGGGCCGGGCGGGAGGTTCAGATAGTTCTTGACCCGGGCGCAGGCCCGGCTGACCTCTGCCGGCATCACGTGCCTGCTGCTATCTGCCATGCTGGCTTACCTTCTTCCTTGCCTAGCGCCAGTTACCGCCGTCGGCGAGCGGGTTGCCCGACTCTATCTTGTCGGACCCGGTCACCTCCGGGAGCCCGGTGGTGTTGGCCTTCGAGCCGTACACACGCTCGTCGGCGGCTTCGTAGTTCTCCTCGCGGGTCACGGACCCCTGGCCGGTCGGGTTGCTGGCCGGCTGGTTCATGCGCTGGCTCGGACCTGTCATTTCGTTCTTACCTTCCTCTTTACCCCTCCATTGTACCATGTGCCACAAGATGTGTCACACTCAGGGCCTGGCTACCGGGCGGACGAACACCCGTTCCTCGGGGGACCGAGTGATCGAGCCATTCACCGTCAACTTACCCCGAGTGCTGGCGCCCCGCGCTCCAAGCTGGACCCGACCGCCCCCCTGAGGCGACGGTCGGGCCACTTCCAGTGGATGCCAGATCTGGGCTGGCTGGTCGTACACTTCAAGCTCCCCAGCCAGCGACCCGATGTTCTCCGCCAGATGCCCAACCGTCACGCGTTTCGTGCCGTTCAGGCCACGACCCCACTTGTTGTCAGTCACCGTCTCGCCCTGGAGCTTCCCCCAGACCGCCGAAGCAGAAATGCGCCGGGCCCACTCACCGGAAGCCGGGTTGCGAGGATGCAACCGTTCATCCTCCAGCCCCCATTCATGCGCCACGATCGCCCCCCTACTTCTTGGACTTCTTCTTCTTCTTGCCGCCGCTCTTCTTACCGAACGGCGGGGCCTTCTTGCCACCGAAGTTCGCAAGATTGCCGGCCATGTGATCACCTCCTCTGCTACTGGTGACCGACCTCAACCGGCGCCGGGGGCGGCGGCGGCGGGGCGGTCGGAGGTGTGCGACCATACGGGTCAGGTTGCGGCGGTCCATTCTGCTGGAACTGCGCCCCCGTCTGGGCATTCTGTGCCCCGACGGCGGCATTGTCCTGCACCGGCCGCAGGTGCACCGGCTCGTCCAACACCGGCAAGTCCTCACCGACCACACCGAGGACCTTCGCGATGATCGCACCCACCTGCTCCGGGTCGACCACACCCAGCGCCACCCCGGCCCCGATCGCCTGGACAGCGGTACCGATCGAGTTCAACAGCAGGACGCGGCGGGTCAAATCGGCCCCGGACTCGTCCAGGAGCCATTCGTCGACCTGATCCTCCGGGTAGCCCATCTCCACCAGGACCTGCTTCAACGGGACCCCGTTGGCGATCTTCTTCTCCGCGACCGTCCAATCGTCCAGACCGGTCGCGGACTCCACCGGTTTCCACTGGACCGTGACCTCGATGTCCGATTCGCCCATCAACTCCAGCGCGAACTCGTACGCGTCGGCCAGGACCCCGCCGTAGTTGTTGCGCCGGTTGGTGGCCTTCTCGTACAGCGGCTCGTTCGCCGCCTTGCGCGCCTCACCGGACGGGGGCTGCGAGTACCCGGTGAACTGGTCCAGCGGGGTCCCAGTGGTCTCCGCCATCGCCTTAATGTAGCGATCCAGCGGGGCCATGAACACCTGTGGGTCGGCCGGGGCGAACTGACCGACCGAGGTCACACCGGGCAGCTTCCATACCGCCGACGGGTCCGCCCGGAGTTGGCTGCGACCGTTACCTTCTGGGTCGTCGTCGTCATCCTCAGGATTGTCCGGGTCGATCAGGTTCCCTAGGACGTCATCCAGCCTCGGGTTCGACAGGGCGTAGCGTTGCGGGAACGACTGGAAGTCGATCGTGACCGCGTGCGCGCTGACCAGTTTGTTGATCAGGCGTTGCGGCCCGTACGCTGCTTTGTGCTCCGGCACGCCGTAGGTCCGTTTGGTCCGGAAGTGGAAGAACGGCAGACGCTTGTACGGGTTCGGGGCGGGCCAGACCTGCCCGTCCACCACATATGGGACCCACGACTCCGGCTTCGACAGGTCTTTCTCGCCGACCTTCGTAACCCACCGCTCGATCCGGTCCTTGAAGTACAGCGTCGCCCGATCCCGCGCGGCGTCCATCTCCGGGTCCACCCAGTGCCACGTTTTCAAGACGTGGGTGGGTCGCAGCGGGTTCTCCGGGTCGTAGAACATCCGGGCGGTGTCGGCGGCGTTGACGAACACATCCACCCCGACCACAGTGCCGGTGTTCTCCTGGTCGATCGGGACCGCGTCCTCGTAGGCGTCCTCATCGTCGGCGGGAGCTTTGACCACCGGCCAGACGAACAGGTAGGCGTCGCCGTGTTTGGACGCCTTGAGGAACAACTCGCCCTCTTCAATGTTCAGCTGGTTGCGTTTGCGGATCGCGTCGAGTTTCTCCTGCGCCCGCTCGGCGATCTTCTTCTTCGCCTTGTCGGCGGCGCTCTCGCCTTCCTTGCCGGGGCTGTTGGTCTTGTCGGTCGCGGCCTCGGCCGCCTCCGCATCCTCCTCGACATTCGCATCGTCCCCGGCGGTGCAGGTGATCGCCCGGATCTGGAGTTTGTTCACAACCGCGTCGACAGGGGTCTTGGCGTAGTTGAGGTCGTCCACATCCTCAACCCCGGATTTGGCCAGCAGCATCCGGACCTTCTCGGAGGCGAAGTCGTCCCCGGCGTCGCCGTCGTAGTACATCTCACCTTCGACTACTTTGTCCAACGACTCGTTGAACTCGTCCAGCGACTCCATCAGGATCGCGGAGCCTTTGTGTGGCAGCCCGCCATCGTCCGGCTGGCTCTGCTGTCCCAGCTCCTGACCGGGGTTGATCAGGGCGGGGCTGCCGAACGCGTCGGTGGGCAGGCCGAACAGCAGCGACGACGGCATCGGGGCTTGGGGGATCGGATAGCTCACTATCACCTCCGGGTTACCTGTAAGAGTACCACCGGTGGATGTCTACGGTTCATCACTACGCGTCGACTGAGCGATTACTCCTTTTTGCATCCCCGAGCCGGGCACTGCCTGACGTGTTCCCGCCGTGGGCGTGCCACGTCCAGGTCTGGGTCGGCAGGTGTCGAACCACCGCGCCCCGGTCGAGCATCCGCAGCCACAACGGCCACTCCTCGCACTCCGCCGGGGGTGCAATGCTCAGATCGGCAATGAACCCACCGGCTGCCCGGACCGCCTCGGTGCGGGCGAGCACGGCGATCGGGATGTTGTACGTTCGAGCGCGCAGCGCGGCCTCATCAAAAGGCAATCCACACCGGCCCGGCCACGGGTCGACGTAGCCGACCACACGGAACCATGGGTATACCAGGTCCGCCCCGTCGCTGGCAGTCAGGAGCTGCTCCAGGTGGTCCGGGTCCAGTTCGTCGTCCGAGTCCAGGAACGCCACCCAAGGTGTACGGACCGAAGCCAGGCCGACATTTCTGGTGGCCGCCGCGCCAGCCCGGGTGTGGTCGACCGCTACCACGATGGCTTCCGGGGGTTTGGTCTGCGCGACCACCGATGCTAAGGCCCGGTTCAGCATCGCGCCGAGCCGGGCCGGGTGGGCGGGTATGACAACCGTAGTGTCAGACAAGCGTGGCAGGGTCCAGACCGTGCACGAGCTTCCGGATCGCGTCCTGAGCGTCGGCCTCACTGGCGAACGTGCCAGCGGCGATCTGGATGTTCGAGCCTGCCTTGATCACCCAGTTGGTGGAGGATCCGGTGGTGACCACGCTTAGACCGGTCTCCAAACAGATGTAGTTGCCGTCGTCGCGCTTCATCCAAGTCATGGACGCCATCCTATCAGCCGAACATCCTGCTGAACGACCGGATGAACCACGCGATCAGTCCGGCCGCCACGATCGCACCGCCGATAGCCATGCCGATCAACAGGTACCAGATCACTTCGGAAACTCCGTCCCCGACGCGGGCAGGCGCGGCCCCAACAGGCGCAGGGCCACCGCCCCCACTGAGTCGATCATGTCGTCGTGGCTCTTCGGGAACGCCGCCATCTGCTGCTCCAACGCCGGGAACCGCCCGTTGTGGATCACCCGGGGCGGGTTGTGTTGGTAAAGCTCCAGCAGGTTCGCCGCGCGGACTTCCTTCTTGATCGTGGACCACACGATCTTCACCTTTACCGGCATGTCGTGCAGGATCGCCCGCCAGTTCTCCCCGCCCTGGTTGCCCTCCACCACGATCAGCCGGACCCGTGGGTGCGCGGTCAACACCCGCAGGATGTAGGTCCGGATCGCCTCCCCGACCAGGCGGACCTCGCGGCAGAAATCTACCGAGCAACGGCTCGGGATGGTCGTGGCGCGCAGGCGTCCGTTCTCCCGGTCCGCCGGGATCGTGTAGGCGGGGGCGTAGGACAGGACCGCCACCCCGGCCGGGTCGGATTTCGTGGTGGTGGTGATGGTCGGGTCCAGCGACAGAACCTGCAACGTGACGTTCGGGAGCTCCCCGTAGGTGAAATCCTCCACCGACCAGTAGCCGCCGTCCACACCCATCGGGCTGTTCCAGAAGTTCTTGAGCGCGGTCCGGGTGTGTCGGATCTTCTGGATGAACTCCAGGGGCCACTTCACCGGCCAGATACTGCGCTCAGTCCCGTCCGCCCGCAGTGGGATCGGGGAGTGGTAGTGGACTTTGAACCGCTCCTCATCGATCCAATCCTCCGGATCGTCCGTGCCCTGCGCGACCTCCACCGCCTGGTGGATGATCGAACCGGGCATGGTGACCGTCCCAACCAGGACCACCGTGGCCCGCAGGTTCATCGGCAGGATCGCTTCGAGCAACGTCCCCCGACGTTTCCCCATCTGGTAGATCGAGTAGGTCGCCTCGTCCGGTTCGATGTCGTCGCAGATCATCAGATCCGGTCGGCGGTCGCGCTCCTTGATACCGAGATTCGCGGCGTCAATCCCCCGGGCGGCGAACGCGAACCCGTTGGAGGCGCGCAGCATCTGGATATTGTCGGCGGTGGTCTTCCCGTTCGGTTTGCGCTGCGGGCGGCACAGGTTCGGGTAGTCCTCCTGGAGCAGCGCGTTGTCGGACAGCTCCGAGCGGAACGCGTGCAGGTGGGCTTCGGCTTGGGTCCCGGAGTGGGCGAACGCCACCGCGAACCGTTTGTGGTTGTGCGCGGCGGCCCACATCGGCAAGATCAGGAACCAGAACGTGGATTTACCGCAGTCGCGGGGGGCGACGAACACATGCCGGTCCCCGCGCAGCTGCTGCGACGGGACCGCCCAGCGCCGGGCAACTCGGACCCATTCGAAGTGCGGGTCGCCGAACGAGATCTCCCCGTCGGTCATCAGGTGGTGCCGCAGGTACACCAGGGCGAACAGCAGCGGGTCGTACCGGGTGAGGACTTTGCGCCCCTCAATCGAGCGCATCAGCAGCGGGTCGAACCCAGCCAGCCAACCCCAGACGTCGAACGTCTCGGAGTTGGCGTCGAGGCTGTACGGGTCGAAGCAGGTCGCCGGCTGGGTCACGCCCTCGTCTTGGATTAGTCCGGGGACGGGGCGACTAAGCTCCTGCTGGGTCATCGGTGCCGACCTCGGCCGCGAGCTGCTGCTGGACCAGGGCGTTCTTCGCCTTGGCTTCGTTGATCATCTGCTCCAGCTCGATGTCCTGCTGGGTCCGCTCGGTGACCATCACGTCGTGCCGGACGGGGGCGTTCAGGCCGAGCAGGGTGGCCCGCTGGTTGACAATCCGCTGGATCCGATCGATCGCTTTCAGTCGTAGCTCCTGGTCTTCGTTCGCTTTCAGCCGCAACTCCGGGTTGGCCCTGCCTTCGGAGATCGCCACCGCGATCCTCAGCACCTTGTCGAGCCGTTCCTCTTCAAGGGCTCGCGCGGTGACAATATCCTGCTCGGACATGTTCGCGTTGATCAACAGCTTGATGTCGTGCTGGACCAGTTGTGCCGACACCCCGACAATGGCCGCGATCTCCCGCAACTGGTAGCCCTTGAGGCGCAGTTCGAGCGACTTCTGACGGCGCAACGCCAGCTCGTCGGCGTTCAGACTCTGCCGGATCGGCGGGCGCCCGCTACTGCCTCGGGGGTTCTTGACCGGCGCCCGTTTGGGTGTCGCCTTCTTAGCCGTGGCCATCCGCGCCGACCTTACGGGAGTCTGATAACCCAGACAGAGCTGGGTAGTGAACCGGGTAGGCTCCAGCTGCACGCCCAGTTGTCGGAGGCGTAGTCCCCGCACGCACCGGCGTAGGGCCCGCCATAGGCGTTCGGCTGGAGGAAGAACACCGGCAGACCGGTACAACCCCCGTCCGAGTATAGGGTGGCCGAGCGCCCGCCCGCGATCACGGCCGAGTCCACGTTGTCATTCAAGGACCCGTTGAAGGGGAGGCAGACCCCGCCGGTACCGTGGGAGATGGTCCAGTAGTAGGTGGGGGAACCGTTATACCAGAAGTTGTCCCAGACGCAGAACCGGTCCGCCGTGCAGCTGCTGGCGTACGCCTGTGCGGGGGCCGCTGCCACCCCGACGAATCCCAAGCCGACGATCAACGCTACCAGTATCGCCAGGAGTCTCTTCCTCATTGGCCGAGGATACCACGTTGCCCGTCGACGCACCGGCGCACGTCGGGCAGGTTGCGGCGTCTCATCAGCACATGTCCCAGGTGAACCGACCGGTGGGGTGCCCGTCGTAGTAGATCTGACCTTCCGGACCGATCGACTGCATCGGCGACAGTTCACTCATGACCTGCTCGCGCAAGAGACCGTTACGACCCGGGTTTTGACCACAGTTCGCGCAACGCATGATCGTACGCTTGCGCCACGGGGCGTACCACAGCCGCTGTTCGCGCCACTGATAGTTGTGCCCGTAGCCCATCAGGCCACCGCCTTGTCGTAGGCGCGGCGCAGCTGGTTGCGCTGCGGCTCGGTCAGGTCCGGGTTCAGTTCAACCCAGTCGATGCTGTTCTCGTCGGGCGGGGGGGCGTCGTGCGCCCCGGCCAGGATCTCCTTGGACAGCGGGGTCGGGGGGGTCCAGGTGCGGAACTGGAAATCGTCCACCGCCTCGAACAGCGGGATCTTCCCGGTTGCTAGCTGGTCGACGGTCTGCTGTACAGTTCGCTTCTTCATCACACTCCTAGTGTAACATCGCGTGCCACGAGCACACTAGCCCTGTCCGGTCAGACGGGGTGCGCTGCCGCCGTTGTCGTATGCCGTCCACGAATCGAACGCCCCCGACCGGCGCAGGGCGTCGAACCCCGAACGCGCGGACTGGGTTGTCTGCACCACCCAGTCCGGGACATGCCGCCCGCCGTGGCCCTTGCCGACCTCGAAATCGCGCTGTGCCTGCCGATACCGGGCCGCTGTCCGGACTTTGGTGGTTGCGAGCGGGGCGTCCACGAACAGACCCTCAACCGAGTAGCCGTGCCTGCGCAGGTCCCCAGCCCGCATCGACACCAGCCCGTTGTTGACCATCGTCCCGTCCCACACCACGTTCGTCCCGGCTTTGTACGCCCGCTGGGCCAACATCTCCGTGATGTGCAGCGACTCCGCGTGCACCAGGGTAGACCGCTCCATCGGGGACAGGTCCGCATGCCCCGGCACACCCGGGATCGCCCCATGCCGGGCCAGGGCTTCCTTCGCCAGGTCCGGATCCAGGATCAGGTACTGCCCCGGTTGGTGCTGCAACGCCAGGGCAGTGGACTTGCCCGCCCCGGACGGCCCGCCGGTGAACACCGCCTGTCGCCCAGCCGGCACCCCAGCGGCGGCCCGCCACAGTTCGCTCACAATCTGCTGGTGCAGGGCGGCGCGCGAGGTGGACCAACGCCCGTTCGGTTTGTGGGTCACATCGGACGCCGTCCCCCGGTTGACCACCCGCTCCACCCGGGCGGCCCGCTTGTCCAGCTGGGCATCAGTGGACGACGCCGGCAGGGCCAGCGCAAACGGGTGCTGCACCGGTGCTTTGGCGGTCTTCTTCGCCGCCTTTGGTGCCTTCGGGACGGGGGTAGCCTTCGCAGCCTTCGGGACAACCGGCGCCTTCGGGGCGGCCTTCTTAGCTGCGGCCTTCGCGGCCTTCACCGGAGTCGGGACAGACGGAGCGGCCTTCTTCACCGCTGCCTTCTTCGGGGCTGGGGGGGCGGCCTGTTTCGCCGCGTGTGCCGCGACCTGTGCTTTTACCGCCGCGTTCCAGTGGGGGCTGCCGACCGGCATGAACTGACCGCCCTTGCCCCCGGGCGTGCCCTTAGGATACTTCGGGTGCAGGTTCGGTTTCCAGACCATGTGATCATTGTACTGGTGGGTCCGCAGCAACGACACCCACCAGCATACAGATCGACCCCGCCGCTGAGTTCACGGCGGGGTCGAGGCGGGGTCGAGGCGTTCTACCTGGGGAAGGTGCCGTCCAGCCCCGGCCCGTCGTACGGCTGGGCTTTGAGCGCCTCGGTTTCGGTGACCTCGCCGAGCTTCTCGTGGAGAGCACGGCTCGCGTCGTGCGCCTGGACTCCGCCGAGTGTCTGCGGCCAGCTGTCCTTCGGCTTGCCGACGGTAATCGCCCGACGCCGGATCCGGTCCTTGATCGCCTCGTCCATAGTGACCGAGAAGGACGGCTCGACGGTGATCACCTCGTATGCCTGGGTCGGCTCCGAACCGGACACCAGCCACAGAACCAAGTCGGTCCAACCGTACTGGCCCTGAGACGGGCCAGTGGTGAACCACTTCTGACCGACCTTGATCGCGGCGTACAGGTAACTCTTGAATCGGCCGCCTTGGGTCGGGAATGCCTTCCAGAACCGAAGGGTGGTGCCTTCGTCGTACTCGTCGCTCCCGTAGGCTGCGACCATGCCGAGGCGGGTCTGTACCTCAGCCTCGATGTCGGTGGCGCGTGCCTTCTCGGCTACGGCCTGGTCTACTGCGTTGAAATCCATGCGACAAGCCTACCACACGGCGTGTCACGTTGTCAAACACAACGACGCCCCCGGTCGCAGGGAGCCGGGGGCGTCGGGTCTTCTCAATCGGTGGTGCCGAACCCGGACTCCTCGATCGTGTCCGCGAGCAGGCGCAACATCCCGGCCACCGGGGTCGCGCTGTCGTCCCAGATCTGCCCGACCCACAGGCTCCGGCCGGTCCACGGATCGGTGGCCTCGATGTCGTTGTACCCGCCAGTCTCCAGGACCAGTACCGGCCAACATCCGAACTGGAACTCGTTGCGCTTCGGGTAGAGCTGACTGGCGTCGGCGGAGTTCTCGATCACCTTGTAGGGGCGTCCGTCGGCAGTCTGGCCGTCGCGCTTCTGGGGAATTGGTGTCGGTTCGGCCGGCTGCTTGATCCAGGCGGCGGGCAGGAACCCGCCTTTACTGAGCCACCTGTCCAGGTCGGCTGTTATCTCGGCCAGAGGCCGGGTGCCATATCCGTCCCGCTGGTAGTCCCGGATCTCGGCCAGCAGTGCGTTGGGGTCCATCTCGTTCTCCTCTGTTGAGTTGTCACGTGTCGGACCGGACGACCCGACAAACCAAGTCTACCACATCATATGTCACGTTGTCAAACACAGCGACGCCCCCGGGTTGGCAGGGCGCCGGGGGCGTCTAGCTCGCGGGGTCAGTCCAACTCGGCGTCCTCGCGCTTGCCGAACTCTGCGGCCTCGGCCGCGTCGATGGTGGCACGCAGGGCGTCCCAGAACGACCGGTGCTCCTTCCCATCGACGAACGCCCGCTCGTACCAGAACCGGCGGCCGGTGTACGGGTCGACCAGCTCGATGTCGTTGTAACCGCCGAACTCGACGGCCAGCCCAGCGAACGCCCCCCAAACGTGAGCAGCAGCCCTCGGGTAGCGCTCGGCGTCGGGGTCGTGGGGGGCTCGATCAGTCCATTCTTTACCGCCAAACTGCCCGTTGCGGCTGTTCGCCGCGCGCTCGGCGCGGGCGGCAACGGCCTCCGGGGTGGACAGGCTCTCCAGGGTGGGAGCGGCGGTGGGGGCGAGGTCGCGGGTCAGGATCGGACTGATCTGCCATGCGGCGGGCAGGAACCCGCCTTTGCTGAGCCACTCGTCCAGCTCGGCGACCTTGATGGCGATCTGCTCCAGGTCGTCCAGGTCGCGCTCTTCGCTGCCCTTGCCAAGGGGCCAGGTGTGCGACAGCGCGCCGAGCATCTCGCGGATCGAGGCCAATGCGGCGTTGGGGTCCATCTCGTTCTCCTGTTCAGGTCGGGTGTCGGACCGGACGGCCCGTCCCCCAAAGCCTAACACATCGCGTGTCACACGTCAAGGTGGACGGAGCACCCGTCTTCACCGCTGGCCGGCAGGTGAAGGCGGGGCGTCTCAGGCCACCGAGGGGTTGCGGGTCGGGAGGTCGGTGCAACGGTAGCGTCCGGTCAGACGCATCGGGATCTGCCGCAGCGTGTACTGGTCGGCCGCGCGCCGGGCCGCTCCCCGGGTCCAGTACCGCCCGATCGGGTCGCCGGAGATCATCGGGGCGTCGGTCTCCCAGTCCACCAGGACCGCCTGCCAAGGTTTCGCCGCCTGCCAGGCACTGCGGATCGCGACGACCATCTCAGTAAGCCGTGTTCGCCGAGCGGCTCGGATAGCGGCTGACGAGGTGAAGATCCAGGACACGCTGTAGGGGAATCTCCCGGGAAACGGGCCCGCAGGTTTCGGGTAGAACCATCGCATAGAAGAACGCCACCTTCTCGGCCAAAGCCATCTCGATCCAGTCCATCAGGAAATCGGAGATGTGGGTGGGCTGCTCCCACAGAGCCCATGCGTCACGGATATCCTCGTCGGCCAGGAGTGCTGTTCCGATCGCCATCTCTGCCTCCTCAGTAGGGGTCGGCGGTCCCCGTCACACCCCCCAACGAGCCGGGGACCGCCTGTAAGCAAACGGTAACACCGCGTTTTGACACGTCACAAGTCATCGGTCATGGCACATATAGATCCGCCCCCGAGGGAAGCGCCGGGGGCGGGTCGTGAGATGTCAGGCTGCGCGCTGGCGGACCCGAGTTGGCTTGTACGTGGCGTCGTACCAATCCACGAACGTGGCAACGTCGCCATGATCGCGGTGGATCCGCTGGTGCAGTGCTCGTTGGTCGTGTCCGGGGAGCCAGACGCCGCGTTCGACAATCTGGCCGCATCCGCATCTGCACTTGTTCTTCTTCGTGGGTGCCATCTGGGCTACCCCCTTCCCAGTAACTCGGAAACACCAAGTGAACCACGTCGAGTGCCACACCACAAGTCACGTCACCCGAGCAGGGGATAGACGGACGTCCCTGAACCTGAGCAGCGGTCCCCCCTCCGACCATGGGTCAGCAGGTGCTTGGAGCTGAGCACCCCGATCCACCGCTGGCAGGCTGGGCACTCCACCCGCAGTACCGGCAGCCCGCATGCGGCCTCGTTCGAGAACCGCCACTTCTTCGTGCGCCAATCGATCATTCGTAGCCTCCAGGATACGAACCAGCCCCACCCCCCGGCCAGGTGCGAATTGTAGAGGGGGCGGGGCTGGTGGTCTCAGACGTGCCCGGTCGGGGTGACCGAAATGGACACGTCGCCGGTGCCGGCGAGGCGGAGTCCAAGGATGCTGCCGTCCAGGTTGTGCACATCGGCCACATCCGGCTGCTCGCGCAACCAGTCGTACAGCCGGTCGGTGAACTGATGCATGAACGTCAACTCTTCGGTGGTGGGCGGGTTGACCTGCGCGGCCTGATGGCCACTGGCGAACGTGCGGGTCTCGTCGGGGACGATGCCACTCATGCTGTCTCCTCTGTTCGGGGGGTCCCGGCCCGGTCCTGACGCCACCGGATCAGCCCGTCCCTGAGGTACCGGGCGGTCCCGGTTGCCATCACGAACAAGCCCAGCAAAACCATTGTCAGGTCGGCCGGGTTCACCTCACAACCCTAACACACGACGCGTCACTAGACAAGTCACAACAGGACGGGTTCTCCGCTGTCCCAGACATTCCCGGACCACACCCAGCCCGGTCGGGTCGGGTCCTCATCGGAGATCGCCGACCCGTCCGTGTACCCACCACACCAACCGCCCGGTCCGTGCTGGTAGACGTTGTTCCGGAACTGGATGTTGACCGCGTTCGCCGGGTCGGTGCTGTATTGCTTGCCCTGGGTCGCACCGCCGTATGAGCAGAAATATCCACCCCCGAGATGCTGCGCGATGAACAGGTTCCCGGTGATCGTCCAATCATGCGTCGGGGCGAAATCCGGATAGCCCGTGAGGTCGGCCGAGCAGTTATCCGCCGGGGCGTCGCACGACAGGGTGTTGTGGATCGCCGTAGTGTTCTGGCCAGCCCGCATTCCGGACGCGTGGGTCGTCCCGCTGACCCGGTTCCCGTGCAGCCACGAATCCCGCAGGGTGCACACCCGGTCGCAGTTCGCGCCCCGGTTCCCACCGGAGATGTTCAACGCCAAACCAACCCAGTGGTTGTCACCCAACCCGGTGGCGTTCACCGCCGCATGGATGGTCGACTGCGACACGCTCAGGTCGCCACTACCGACCGCAACCGCTGGGTCGGCGGACCCGGTGATGTCCGAGTGCGCGACCACCACCCCGGCCGCCTGAATCAGCAGCTGGGTGCAGACGATCCTCTTCGCGTCGATCACCGTGTTCGCAACGGTGATCGTGCACGGGCCGGCGTAGGCGGTCAACGTCGTCCCGGCCGGTACCCCGGTGCTACTCGCGTCGGGGAACCCGCCACCGCCCGGCGGCGGCGTGGTCGGGGGCGGGGTTGTGGTCGGCGGTGCCGTGGTTGTGGGCGGCGGCGTGGTCGTCGGAGGGGGCGTGGTGGTTGGCGGGGACGTGGTCGTCGGGGGTGGGGTTGTGGTCGGGGGCGGAGTGGTCGCGGGGGCGGTCGGGCTGGGGGCGGGGGTTCCGGTTGGACCAGGCGTGAGCCCCTGCCCCCAAAGCTCCACACAACCGGCCAGGGTGTTCCGCCCGGCGGTACTGAGCGTCCGCCGGAATGCGGCGGTGTTGTGGTCCACACACCACTGCCCCATCTCCTGTACAGTCCCGGCCGGGATGACCAGGTCGACGCTGCCAGTGCTCGGGGCGGCAGTGTCCGGGTGGGTCCCCGACCAGATCATCCCCGCCATTAAGGCGAACAGGACGATTATGATTGAGAGCCGCAGGTTCGAGATCCGGTGCCTTGCTCTGTACATCGTTGACTCCCCTACTGGGTTGTTTCCGTGCCATTTAGCTTAGCTGAGCCGTACGTCGAACCAGCAGACCCTCCCTTCCGTCGCGGTGGAGCTAAGCCCCGATGAAGTAGAACGACGACATCGTGTCGTTGAACTCATAGCCCTCGATCAACCAGTCGCCGGAGTGGATATACTGGTTGACCACGAACCCGCACCCGTGGGTCGGGTAGATCTTCACCCCGTACGACGACCGGTTATAGTAGCTGCTGGAGTTGTCGTCCCACGGGTAGCCGACTTCGATGCAACCGCCGACCGGGGTGTAGTAGTACATCGCCCCACCGGTGGCGTCCCAGAAGGTACAGAACTTGCCGGCCGGGCAGGAGCTGGTTGCATTGGCGGCGGTGGCCCCGACCCCGAGCAGGGTAAGGACGACTGTCGCGATCACTGCGACACGCTTAAGGAATCTCATGAACCCGATCTTAGCGTGTCGGTGGTCAACGGCTGCTCGGCGTCCAGGGTCCGGACAGTCTGCTTGGAGAGCATCTCGTGGTATTGGTCGCGCCACCGCTGCGCCGCCTCCAGCCATCCGGGGGTGGGGTTCGGAAGCTCAGGAGCCCAGCCCCCGGCGTTGGCGATCACACCCCAGGCGACGTCCAGATGTTTCATCGCCTCCAGGTACTCGGACCGCAGGTCGTGCACGTCCTCCACCACGCCCCGGATCGGGCCGCGCACCTCGCCGACTGCTGCGGCGTGCATCTCTGCGATCGTTTTGCAAGCTCGCAGGTAGCTGGCCTTGTGCTCGTCGCGTTCATACTCGACCTCTGATAACACCGGTGCCTCCTGTGATGGTGGGAAGTCCAAGGCTGCCGGGCGCATCGGTGCACCGACTCCAGCGCTACTGGGGCCCGGCAAGCCCCGTATGGGGGAGCGCAGGTCTGGCTACCCTTTACATTCCTGAGTAGGGATCATGACCAGCCTTCGGGGGAGATTGGCGAGGGACCGATCCCCGGCGTGACACACCTCGCTTTTTGGGCCCGTTAACGCTCCACACGTGGGCTGTGCAGGATTTGAACCCGCAATCGCCAGACCGGACGCCCCGCCCCTCCCGGGGAGGATGGGGCGGGGGCCGCGAGTGCTCTGCCAGTTGAGCTACAACCCATAAGCGCCGTGTGGATGTCGAATCCGGGAGCAACCCATATCCTTGGTCACGGCACGAACCGCTGCTCCGTCGGGACCCCCTTCTCCGGTTTGATGGGGCCCAGTCCTCTGTGTTCATCCGGGAGGACCTTCGTGGGGTGGGCTGGCCTCGAATCCAGCATCTCCTCGACTCGCTGGGGCACGGATCCCTCCAGAAACACACCCTGCGCCGTCGCGGCGTCTTCCTTAGACGACCTCTCCTAGGCGGGGCAGTCGCTGACCTCCCGGGGTTTGTGCCCTCCCCCCGGTCCGACGCTGCCCGTAGCCATCGGTGAACAGCGCGCGCTGTCCGGTCTGCGTCTAACTCCGCCCCAACCGATGTTTTGCACCCAACCTGTTACAGCCAGATGTTTCCTGCCGGGGCGGGCCCGGGTGCACATCCCGGGCGTCCCTTTTTAATGGTCACTATCGAGTTGAGAAACCGGGCGGGATCGCACTAGTGTTCCCTGGACTCCGGCGTTGACCCCGCCCGGGTCGAACGGCCGGGGCCGCTCGGCATTGGAACCGCAAACCCCAGTCAAGCAGTTGACACGTCTTGTGTCAAGCCGATCGGACTGGACTCCTCACTGTTCCTGGTACGGCAACCCTTCTGGCCTGCCCGGATGGTCCCCGTCCCATCGACGGCGCTCATCCTCCACAAACCCCGGCTCGGCCTTGAGCCGGACCCCGGTCACCCAAACCATCCGTTCGGCACCGCGCTGCCCCTCATGCTGCCCCCATAGCAGCGCAACCCGAAGGTCCCCCACCACAATCTCCGGGGTTTCGAACGCCCCCTTCTCCAACGTCTCAATCGCACTCGCGATATTCAATAGCTCGACCCGTGTGAGCTTCATCCGATCCTCAACCTCCCGCCCTTTTCCACTACCACATTGATGTTCACAACCCCACCGGGCTCCCGGAGCAGGCACATCTGGCACGGGGTGGCCTGCGCATATGGCTCGTCTTCCAGGACGAACTCCGTCGAGTGCGAACCGCACTTCCAGCGGACCATCGCCCCCAGGTAATGCCCTTTCAACCAGGCAATGTAGACCCGGCTGACCAGGTGGGCTCGTTTCCTCGGGTTCGCCTTCGCCGCGTGGCCCCATTGCCTCTTCGGTATAGCCACCACTACCGTCCGGCCGTAGACCTGCCATCGCTCCCCAGGTTTGGGCAGGGGGTGGTGCCCCCGGTGGTAGGCGACGGCATTGATCGCCCAGATGGTCTCCCGGTCCCGACCCCACAAAGTGGCCCCGCCCATCAGTCTAGGATCTGCCGGGCTGATTCGTGCACCGCCGCGATCTGCTCCTGGACGGTGCCGATCGAACCGGACATCACCCGGGCCAGCAGGTTCCGCATCCGAGCAGCGTCCAACGGCCAATCCTCGGTGGTGACCAGGAACATCATCTTCGCCCGGATACCCATACCCCCGTGCTGGATCTCGGCCGCCCGCAGAGCTTCGTGCGCCCGCTGTCTCGGCATGCCGGCTTCGACTGCTTCGAACATCAGCGCCCCGGTGGCCATCTGCCATTCGTGATTCAAAGTTTCATTCATTATCGCCGATTTGTTGACGGTCCAGGATGATGCCACCCGGTGCCAGTCTTCGACCATCCGGGAGGCTGCGTCGAACATCCCGGGCAGGATGATCCGCCGGGCTGCGGAGGTGCTCACATCCCCTTCGAGCCACTCCATCCCGGCGGTTTCCGCACTCGCCGCTAGGTAACAACGAGTGACGACCGCCAGAGCGCACATCCGCTCGGAGTATCGAGGGTTGTCTTTGTGAGGCATTGATGACGATCCAACCTGGCCATTGGCGGGTGTCTCTGTCCCGAGCCCGAGCATCGACTCCAGCCGACGATCGATGGCCCAGGTTTGGGCGAGGCTGGCGAGTTCGGCCAGGAGAGCCGCTGTGTGCAGGTCGTACGACCGGTGGTAGACCTGGCGGGTTACGTCCATGACATCGCTGAACCCGAATCGAGCGGCGAGCTGTGCGGTACACAGTGCCATTTTTTCGTAAGGGGTGCCCCCACGGGGCTCATCCCTTACCCTCGACTCCGAACTATCAAAGACCGGGGGGATCCCGACTAGTCGATACGTAGTATCGCCTATCAAAGAGTTTTCTGTCAAGTGCTCCGCGTTACTGGGCGGCGTGTCGACCCGCACAATGGTCTTGTGGTGGTTCCGACCGTCATCTCGACCGATCACCAGGTCCGTTCGACCGTCGATCAGATCCATGGTCAGATAGACGTCGTGACCAGCTCGATGCGCCTTCAAAGCTGCCTGCTCGAACCGCCCGACTCCAGCCATCGCCCGAGTAAGCGCCTCGGATAGGGGCCCCGGAGCCTCTCCGGAGCCCTCGGAAGCCCCGGTTGGTATCCGCACCCCCGGAGACCCATCCGAATCGCTCCGTTGACCTCCCAGACCGGTCGACGGGGCATCTCCGTCAGGCTCCCACCCGGTCAGCACCCGCAGGAGGTCCGCCGCAGTCCCGACCGCGCCATGGGGAGGCCGCATCGGGTACCGCTCAGCCCACGCGGCGGCCCGCTGGTACCAGTCGCACAACGGGCCGAGGATGGTCGCGACCCGGTGCCCGTAGGTGGTGAGCTGCGCGGGTTGGCCGTGAGTCCGGGCCACCAGGCGCAGTTCTCGATATTCGAGCATGACCGTGTCGAGGCGTCCGATGACCGCTCGAACCGCGCCTAGCACGCCGTGGAACGACTCGGCGATTGCGATCTGATTCGCGGTGTCGGTGATGTCGCAGGAGGTCAAACCCATGTGGGCCGTGGACGCCCCCGCGCGGTTATTGAACACCTCCAACGCGGCGACCAGGTCATGCTGGGTGCGCTTCTCGGCGGTGTCGACCTGGTCATCCCACATCGGCTGGACGCCGAGCCGGCCCACCCCGTCGGTGGTCGCGTAGTTGGTCGCGGCGGTCTCGTAGCGCACAACGTCGGTCGCCCCGTCGGCTTTCGCGGCGGGGTGGTTCGGGTTGAGGGTGGTCTGGACGCGCAGGTGTTCGATCCACAGGCGGTGCCAGCAGTCGGTCTTGCGGTCCCGGTCCCAGTGGTGGGTCATGTGGTGGTGGCCTTTCCGTGTGTCACATTTCGTGTCATTCTACATCATCGAGCTTCGGTGCACAC